TGCGTCTATTCGTTTTTTCCAATCTTTTGGGCATAACCGGCCCTGCCAGACTTCAAGATATTCTCTTAGCAAAAAACCCCATTTCCCGAAACCAGAGCCTACGTCAAGAATAGAATCCGGATTGATTTTCATTATTAAATCAATTACCGGGCTGATTATGTTGGGCCTACCTGATGGCATTTTAATCTCTCTCCCATTTTTTTATAAATATAAAAATTAGAATTCGATTTATTAGGATATCTGTTTTTGATTTCTTTCATTAATTTCCATTCCGGTAAATTTGTTTTTATCCATTCTGAAAATTGTCTACTCCTGCAATGAAGTGATGAAAATATTGAATTATTATTATCATCAGAAGAATAGATAATGACAAATTTATTAGAAACCAGGAATAAATGTTTCATATAAAGTTTAAATATATCATCTTCAATAAGATGGTATATTACATCTAATGATAAACTAAGTTCGGTTTCAAAATTATTTTCAATCCCAAAAGAATAAGGATCATACAAAAAGAAACTTTTTGTTTTGTCTCCCTTAAATCGTTCTCTGCATATTCCTATCGCAGTTTTCGCGATATCTAGGCCTATATAATTATAAATTTTGAATAATGATAATTGATTTCCATCGCCACAACCAAATTCTATCATTTTAATAATTTCATTTTCTTTTATAAATTTATTTATAACTTCGGCTTTAAATTCCGCCAATTTCCCGTATGAACCTGAACCTGAATTCCCCCCGGTAATATATCTCTTTTCCCAATATTTTTTGGAATCAACGAAATCTTTATAGTAATTACTGTTCATGCTTATCTTAATATTTCCTTTATAATATCTTTAATTTGTTTTAACTGATTTTCCAAAGTCCACCCTTTTTCTATAATCCAATTTCTATAAGCATTCGAATAATAATTTTTATTAAGGATCAAGTCTATTGCCCCATCAATTGTATTAAATATATCATCCTTTCGGTATAAATCTTTAACTCCCCTAAAGTTATGGATTACCGGTTTAATTCCCCTGGCCATGGCCTCAAAAATACCATATCCAAAACTTTCATGTATCGATGTATGAAGCAGGTAATTTTTATCTTCCCAAAATTTCTCCATATCATCGATCCAGCCGTAGAATTTTACATTGTCCTGCAACCCCATTTCGTTGATCATATATTCCAGGTATATTTTATATCTTAGATCCTGGAATGAGCCTGCCACGTGCAATTTATATCTTTTATCAATATCAGTTAATTTCTTCAATATTTGTAAGGCCATTTGAGGATTCTTCTTGTGATTAATGAACCCAACCCAGGCTATGTTATATCCGGGCTGCCGCTCTCTCCATGGAGTAGAATCTAGATCAATCCCATTATAAACGATTTCTATTTTAGCTTTCTTCTCGATATCCGGGACAGTTATTTTTAGAATTTCCCTGATATGAGGGCCCACTAGAATTAATCTATTTACGTTTTCCCAGATAATCTTATTGGGAAGTTGAGAAAAGGCCTCGTAAGAATGTAATCTTACAATTATTTTCTTGCCTTTTATCCCTTCATATCGAGTGCCGATAATTGCCACCTCGTTGGCCCACTCTAACCAAACAATATCCCCATAATCAATTGCATTATATATATCTTGTTTATTTCTAATTATAAATTTTCTGGCAATATAACTATTCGACAGCCCTTCAATTATCGGATCTATAAATTGGTCAAGTCCTGCTGCACATAAAAAACCTATCTTTTTCACTTATTTCGCCTTTTTACGTTCAAAGTATTCTTTGTTTTCGCTACTTACGATTACCCTCGCGCAAGTATCTTTATCTAGCTCAATTTCGGTAACATAATTGTCAAACATATATCTACTTGTTGAATTATCTATGTTTATAAATATAGTTCCTTTGGATACGATAATGTCTTTTTTAGAAATGATTTTATCAACTTTTCCCATTGTTTCTCCTTTCATTATGGTTCGAATTTTTCGCTTGAGCTTTTGGCAATTATAAATCCCTGCTTAATTGCTTTTAATTTTGCTGCTGCTTCGGATTTTTCGTTGCCAGCAGTATAAGTAAAACAAGATTTATTATTTTCTCCATATTTCCAGCCCGGTTTATTATTTGATTGACATCTCACTAATGGCATTTTATTTCTCCTTTTCAGGTAATTTTTTTTGTTTCTTAATCTTTTTCGGTTCATAAGGCATAAAATCAATACCTACAAATTTTTCATCAAGATCAAAACCGCCATCAGGTTTCAAAAAAGGATTTTTATTTTTATCTTTTTTTATTTTGGCCATTATTTATTCACCCACCTTTTATATTCTATTCCATACTTCTTGGCAAATATTTCCATTGCTTCATGAGTATGTCTTTGACTTATTACCCTTGCTGCAGATTTCGCTGCTTCATCATAATCAATCCCGGTTTTTATCAAACTCTGGCGCCTTAGTTCATAAATCATTTGATATTTATCTTGTAATCTACCATTTTCCAATTCAAAAAGATTTTTTACTTCGGCCCCGGAATGTGGAAACTTCGTGCTATCTGTTATTTTCGCACTATATTCGTATTGAGTTCCTATTGCCCTTACTTCAGTTCCCCTCTCATAAGCTCCCAGCATATTGAGATCAGGACCGGAAAAACTGCTCCCGGAAGGGTGATTATGTGTAAATAGCATATTCTTGACATTCATTTTATCAAAATCTGCTTGCGTGAAATTTACATAATTTTTGGTCCCGGATTTTTCAAGCAAGATATTTCCTTCTTTATCGACCGCAATACAGTGTTCTATTTTTGCATCGGCATACCTTTCGTTGAATTCTTCTATTCTCCTTAATTGCATATCCGCCTTTGCGGGCATAAATCCAGGTCCAATTGGTTTAGTGACCCCAAATTCAGGCATGCTTATTCGTGTTATCTCTTCTTTAAGTATAAAGTCCTTTGTAAAATTGTCTTTAATGAAATATGGTATATTCTTATATCCTGCAATTTTAGAAGCATTTTCTTTTATCCAATTCTCTGCTCTTTCAGGAATTTTTGAAATATAATTTGATTCAGCGATCTTTCCGGTTTTCATGAATTTAAGAGAATCTTTCTCGTTGAGCATGATCGAAGTTGTATAGCAAAAGCAAATAGGATGCCACCCTTCAAAGATAAATCCTTTCGGATATTCTCCCACTAGATCATCGCACATATCAATTTGAGGATGATCCCCTGATAAATGAACCTCTATTCCTGTCACAAATGGCAATTCTTGCCTTCTCGTGTAATCGCTCATTCTATAAGCCATGTTTACTTCGGTTCTGGCAAGTCTCAACGCATTTTTATAAGAACTCCTGTAGATCCCTGCTCCCGGATGATAACCTCTGGCCGCCTTACTTAAAACAAGTTTCCCTTCCTGTCTAACTTTTCTAAATAATCTATTCGGTTCATTCAAATATTGCTTAATATCCCCTGCAATTCCTGCCGCGCTTCTTCCGGTAGATATCCCCGAAGCGAGATAAAGTTCTAATTGGTCTTTTGCTCCATTCGTTAGATTCCAGACTCTTTCGCTTAGGTTCATTCCCGCTTCGGTCCGGTTAATGAAAGAATCCAGCGCTGTCAAGTTTAATTGATTAAATGAGACTGGGATACCATCTTTGCTTAACTTTATCCCTTCGGCCCAGGTCCCCACTAGTTTATTATTCTTTAAATTGGCCATATCCCAATGGCTAACAATCCCGTTTTGTATGTTGGTCTGGATATCTTTATTGAGATTATCCAAGATTGCATCTACCTGTTTTTCCAGTCCTTTGTTCATTTTATAGAAAGAGCCCTGGGATATTCTAGTTGGATTTTTCAATTCAAAAATGGCAGTTTTCATTGCTAAATCCCTAGACGCCTGGTTCAACACTGCTTCGATTTTTCTGTTGCGTATGATCATGTCCAGCATATTCCTGTTTTCAAATTGCTCTTCAATCCCCACTTCAATTATCCTCTGGCTTTAATTCTTGTTTCATTCTAAATTGTTTATCAAGAAATCTTTTTAATCTAATATATCTTTGTAGATATGCAAACCTTCCATGTTCATATGCTGTGACCATAAAATGACAAGTTCCACATATCCATATCCCTTTAGAAGGATTTTTATCATCCCAATGATGATAATTAATTTTTATATTATTCCTCCCACAAAGTTCGCAATAACCAGTCCAATCCCGTTTATTTAATCCATTAATTTTTTTACCATCAATTATTAATGTAGTTTTTCTATTATAAATTAAAACTTTTTTTAAAATCTCTTCTTTATTTTCCTTATAATATAATTGACATTGGGTTATCATTTTTTCTTTATTCAATTTTCGATAATCTTTAAAATATTTAGAACTACATTCTTTACATATACTACTTATTCCATATTTCCCCATTTTCTTTTTATGAAATTCTGACATAGGTTTTGTTTTCTCACATTTAGAACATTTTTTTGTTATTATAGTAATATCAGACATTATAATCTTTCTCCAGTTTTAATAAGTTTTCGTTTTCTCTATCAGTTTCTATCATTACTCCAGGTAATATTCCTTTTTGCTTTGCCGCTCTGATCAAGAATTTGAGGTCTTTGGGTAAACATTTACCCCCTGCTCCCCTGTAACCATCGAATAATGGATCAAGATGCATTACATTAATATATTTATCTAGTTTAAAAGCCTCGAATAATTTGTAATAATCTGCCTCGTATTTTTGACAGATATCATATAGTTCATTCCCGAATACTACTTTTACCGTATATAGACTATTCAAGGCTAACTTTAATAATTCTGCTTCGATTGGTTTCATCATTAATATTTTATTTTTATTATCTACCACACGCTTGAATAGTCTTTCAAATATCTCGAATACTTCTCTTTTCCTGGTCCCCACGATTATTTTGTCAGGGCAAATTTCATTCAAAAATGCTGTTCGCTCCCGTAAAAATTCAGGCAGATAGACAAATTCCCTTTTATATCTTTTTGTAAATTCATCAGTCATCCCCGGCATGATAGTAGATCTTATAGCGATTATTCCTTTTTTGTTTTTAAGGTTTATATAGCCTACGGCCATTTTGACATCTTTAAATTTCATATCTTTTTTTGTGGGCACGCATACGAATATAATTTTGCATTCGGAGATATCATCAATCAGGCCTTTAACCGGATCATATTGTTTAACCGGATAATCCATATCTTTTAATAATCCAGCAAGGCTGTTTCCGATAACTCCGCAACCCACTATTCCAAGTTCCATTTTTTTATATATTTTATGGTTCATATGATTCGCCTAATTTTGATAATTTTCCCCGCTCTTCTTCCATTCTTTTAATTTCTTCCTCTGGATCTTCTACTAGTGGATTCTGTCTTACTGCTCCCTTCTCGCTCATAATAACGTCACCCGCTCTTGCTGTTGAAAGTGCCTTTATGGTTTCCGACATATCCTGCGGTAAGATACTCCCGAATTTAATTGATATATCTAATTCTTGTATATTGCTTGTTTCTTTCATATTAGTTACAGATAATATTGCCTTTAATAAATTAATTCTTCTGGTCAATGCTTCTCCGAATAGCTCTTCTTTGTCCTTGCTTTTCAAGATAGAATCCATAAAAAGAAATTTGAGGGCTTCTCCTGAGGTTTTCTCTAATCCCTTAACATTGCTAAAAGATAGATCGGGGGTTGAAGTGATAGAATAAATGATATCCTTCAATATATCATATTCTATTTTTATGGCTTCCGGCGCTTGTTCCCAGGTCAAATATTTGGCATCTCCATAATTGATTTTACCTGTAGCGTTATCTGTTTCCCCTTCAAATTGTAAGGTTTTTCCTATTTCCCCTTTTTCTGGAGGATTGGATATTTTACCAAAAATTTTTATAATAGGTGCTCCAAAATAATCGTTTGTATCGGCAAATTTAGAAATTAACATCTCACTTCTATCAATCTCACTTTCGACACTTGTCCATTCTGGCTCGTCCTGATCATAATAGATTACTGGGATTTTTCCATATAAATTTTCTTTTTCTTTAACTAACCAGGCAGTTTTTTTAATTCCAAAAATAAATTTTTCAGCAGTATAAATATCAATATGTTCATAAGAGTTACCGTCAAGTTCTTCAAGTTTATATCGGCGGGCAAAGGCATCCATGTCTCCATTTTCGTTAAAATGAGCATATATATCATCGCCGTTTTTCTTACAAAGTAGGGCCACCTTGATATGTTTTTTATTTTCATTATCGATGATTGCATACCAAAGCTCGGCCACTTTCGTCTCAACGAATAGTCTGCGCGCCAGCTTTTTATTAAAATAATCTAATTTGCTCTTTCTCCAAATATCCTCTATGAAAGAAAAAGTTTTCTGGTATTTATCATCTTTATTTCCCAATATTAATTTCACAGGATCGCCGAATAAAAACGATACGGCCATATTGACGATCTTCCTCTGATACCGGATGATTAACTTCGCCTGGGGAATCCTCTTTAGTGTTTTGCCTTTGCCGGCAATTTTATCGGGCCGGTCTTTAATTTCATGTTCGCCAGTATATTGTTTTTCGAATAATTCGATGTCTCTTTCCTTTGGATCTACACATAAAACTCCCATTAATTTATTAAAATCATCTTTATATTTTTCTAAGATATCTTTTATGTCCATAATGAACTCCTTTCATTTATTTTTAAAATATTCCCAGCTCTTCGGCGTTATAGGCCTTTTCTCCTTCCTTTTCAAAAATCCTGTCGTTGAGGGCATAACGGACCTGATCCATAAAGTGATTATTTTTATCTATCGGCACATTAATGACATTCCCATCTTTATCCTTTTTCCATTGATACAGTTGAATTTCGTTGATTGCATTCTGGCATTTCCGATCAATTATGATTTCAAATTGTTTCATATATTGAATACCAAAGTTGACACTTCCCGGCCCCTTCTTGGCCGCCAAGGCATTTATTCCATAACCCCTCAATTCTGCTATTGATTTAGGTTCAGAAGAATCGCACCTTATATATTCCTTACCGATATCCGGTTTTAGCCTTGATGCTATAACATCATTGGTTAATCCTAGCTCATATAATAATTCCTGCAGTATATATAATTTCTTCCCCTTTATTGCCTGCCTTCCTGCTGCAGTAGGATCATTCGCAAATCCAAAATCAAGCCCGTTATAATAGGTCCCGAAGGTATTTTTAATTCCGGTAAGATCTTCAATCTTCCAATTGGTAAAAATCAAATCTCCTAAGATTCCCCAGTTCCCTAAAGTATAAACTTCTCTATAATAAGGGTCCTGTTCGTTTTCTAATTCATCAATATCGTCCTGTTCTAAGAATCTTAGGTTATCTTTGTAGGTTGTTTTTAAAATCGATAATTTATCGTCGTGATATTCGGTTTCGCCTTCTACCCAGTTTTTGAAATATTCTTTGAATATCCAGTGGGTCCGGAAAATGGGATTGAAAACCATAGTCAGACGTTTTAATACTTTAGCCCTGCCCCTCAATCTCTTGTATAATTGTTTGACATCATCCCTTTTTGTTTCGGTTGCTTCTTCTATCAGGATATCGGTAATGACTCCTTTCTCCGGGATGATTGATTTGAGTTTTTCCGCATCGTCTAGCCCTCTGAAAAGGATCTGATATCCGGTAATACAGGTTATGGTCATTTCTGTTTTGTGAATCTTGAATAATCTTTCCAGATTAAATGATAAAATAATCTTCCTGATTTCATTGAATACCGATGTTCGCAAGGTATTGGCCGTATTCCTGATTACAAGATAATTTCTATTATTTTCTAAAAGATCGATTACGCACCTTTGAGAAATAAATACCGATTTCCCGGCAGAACTTCCTCCGAAAAATATCTGCGTTCTGATAACATTTTCCAAGTAAGGGATATAAGCTTTATTAAAGACTTTTTTGGAAATCTGTACATTGACATTCATTCGGTAAACTTCACTTTTACATTTATATCTCCGGGTATATCATACTCAAATTTATCTTTCCACCTGTCTTTCGCTCTATTTTTTAGCCAGAATATCTGGGCTGCTACATTGCCTTTTATTGCAGTCGAATATAAAGCATCCTCAATGCTTTGGGTCCGACTATCTACAATAGATAAAACTTTATTATCAAATCTTTTTGATTTTTTTCGCCATTCCCAAATAGCATGACGTGATATATTAGCCGCCTTGCAGGCATCACTTATTGACACTCCCCCTTCAAGTGATTCGAGGAATGCTTCTTTTTTTTGTTCCTTAATTTCTTTTGGCATTTCTGGCATTTGCCTTCATTGCCCCTTTTTGTCATTTTTCTGTGTTTTTTGTGTTTTTTAAAATAAAAAAGCCAAATCGAAAAAGCAATCTCTGCTCTCTGATTTGGCTCTCTATAATTGGAGCTCTACGATATTCAGTTATTTAAAATTTAATCTTCCTTTTTAAAATAATGTAGTCTGTAAAACCTCTGTTCTCTCTGGGGTTGTATCTGCCATGGGTTTTTTAAGAGTTAAATAATCTTGGTCAATATACTTATCATCCAATTTTATATTCATATATTTATACAAATCTTTTTTTATATAGAAATCTTTCTTATATTTCATCAGTTTTTTTACTATAACATTCCCGAATTCTCCCCAGTTTACATCAGTTTCAAGTATGTAATGATTCATTTTGCCTACTTTATATTGATCCACAAAAGGATAGCTTAATTCTAATAATTGATATGTGGTCAATGGTCTGATAACCGGTTCGAAACTTACCCAGGTCTTTATCCCTTCATTATGTAATTTTTTTAATACTTCTATTCTTTCTCTTGGCAATGCAGCGTTAGGTTCATAATCTAAGCTTTCCTTTTCGTCTAGCAGTGTCAGAGTAGCGCCCACCTTTATTTTTTTGAATTTTTTGAATAAATCAATATCCCTTAATATTCTTTTACCGCCTTTAGATAATATTGCAGTGGGTATATTATATTTTAGTAATATATTCAGAACTTCCCTTGTTGTCTCGTATTGTATATCTGCTTGGCAGTAAGGATCACCCATAAAGCATAATAGTACCTGTTCGGTTATTTCCTGTTTTTTTAATTGTTTTTCCAATTTTTCTATTATATCTTTCCGGGGTTCTATTTCGTTATTAAGTTTATATCTTTGCAATTTCAGGATTTTTACATAGCAATATTTGCAGTTATGATCGCATCCAGTATAAATATTTAAAGCATAGGGGCTGTATTCCCTCGCTTTTCCTCTTGGTGTGTAGATAATATCGCTCATCTTTTAACCTTCCTTTTAATCATTATATCACGAAAAGCCTTATCTTACAAGGGTTACAGAAGGAATATACAAATATTTTTTATTGTTTTTATTGATTATTATTATTCTTTTAATGCCGTTTATTGCGAGATATTGTTTAAATTTTTCTATGCCGTTTCTGTTAAATAGTGTAGGGCATTTCTTAATCATATTTCTTGTATATCCTATTTTCTCTAGCATTCTTACTGGCAGCCTGCCAAATATACTTTGAACAAAGGTTATAAACAATATTCCTTTGTATTTCTTTTTGAATATTATTTCCAGTTGTCTAAAGGGAACCCCATAAGCATCCAAATCAATGATATCATATTTATCTAAATTCATTCCTTTCAGATATTTTACGTTATCACCCTTTAATGTGCTTCCGTAAGATATTCTATCGATCCCTACTACATTTATATTTCTATTTGATTTTTTCTTTATTTCTTTCCATATTCGTGATCGGCCAGCAAAACAATCAAGCACTTTTATGTTTTTTCTGTCCGGCAAGTGATTCATTCTTAAATTGATTTTAGTATTCAAATAGGAATTGTCTGTTCTAATTGGCTGTCTGTTCATATTCGCCCTTCCCGGTTATTTTATTTTTTATTGTTTCTAATTCCTTATTTATCTCGTCGTAATGATCTACATCTATGGAAATTAATATATGCACCCTTCTGTATTCTCTTATCTCTTCTTCTTTTTCCATATCCTCGGTAGTTTCGAATGTCGGGCCTTCTAACTCTTCCTCGGTAAATCCCACATCCAATAATAATTCCTCATCTTCTTTGGCCAGCATATCCCAGTCCCAGCCACCTAAATTTTTGTTTTCCCTCAAATTTGCTTCTTTTAATTCCTTGTCGGTTATCTTCCTATTTGGGACCCTTACATCAATTTCCTCATTGCCCCGGCCTAATAACTGTAATATTTTCATTCGTTGGTGTCCAGATATGATAATATTTTCGGTATTAATTACAGGGATAGACATAAGATTAAATCTTTTTAAACTTTCTTCTAGATCATTTTTCTGTTTTTCGGTTATCGTTCTAGGATTCTGTTCGTAGGGAATTAGATCATTAATTATTCGTTGTTCGGTATGCCATTTTAATCTTTTCATAATTCTC